CGCTACCGAATTTCTTTTAAAAACACAAATTGGAATTTGAACTTGACCATTTCTATCTCTTAAAAATCCATCTTTTTTTATGGCTTTCCATCTTTCAGGATTACCATATACAACAGGTACCTTTACCTTTTCACCCATTACCTCAACCGTAGGCATGACAGTATCTATCATGTGTTCAGCAATTGCAGAATCAATATCATACAACTTAATACCTTTATGATTTTTTGGTTCGGTTTTAAGTTGTTCTTCTCGTTTGGGGATTCTTTTTAACGGGTCTATACTCATTAGTAAATTCTATCCTCTATTTGTACTTGTGTTCTTCTTACCATGTGACATGATGCAATTAAAAACATTCTAGCATCTTCAAACTCATTTGTTGTTTTATTAAAAACGGTTGGAGAACCACCGATTAATGCAGTTCTTCGTATATTATCAATTTCATAATAACTCTGGTCAAATAAAATAACATCACCGATTTCAGGATACCCGAATTGTGAGTTTTGAATTGCACCTACTGGAATTAAAGTTCCATTAATGTCTCTTAATCGTGGTAAGGTTTCGGTTCGTAATCTCATTATATTAAATCTAAATTCTGCAGTTTGAACCCTATCTGCACCGGCTTCTCCTTCGTAATTAACTCCGGGTAATTCTCTATCTACAATAGCCATTAAATTAGCAGGTGCATGCCAAACTTTACCCAACGATTCTCCATATAGATTAGTTTTAGTTTCACCAACTGATACTTTGAATAAAGTAATAGCCTGTTCCACTACATAATCAACCACTTCTTCAGCGATTGATTTAATAAAATCTAAATCTCTTGCGTTTAAAAACTTTGGCATATTTTATTATCCTATATAAATAGCTAATGGTACTTTACCTATAATTTTTTGTTGCTGTTCAACTATTTCTGCCTCATTAGACATTCTTGTTTTTCTACTTACCTCTTCCAAGTTTTCTCTTAATTGAGTAACCAAATTATCTTTTTCAGTTTGTGCTTCTGCTCTTAAAGCTGCACCATCCAAAGAAACTTCAGAACCAGGAATTGGAACTGTATTATATTTCTCTCTAATTGCACCCAACATTTCTTTTGCAAGTGCAAGAGTGTATTTTCTAATCCATTGTTTACCCACATCGTTAATTTGTGAATAAGTTGCAAAATTATACTCAATGTTAGAGTAATCAGACATTACATTATTTCTAACAACGGTTGCACCTTCTCTAAATTCAGTATCTACATAATACTCAAACCAAAGTTCGTAATTTGAAGTTGGTAATGGGAATATTTTTAATTTATTATTTACAATATTAAATGTATGTGCAGATTTTCTGAATTGGTCATTGAATTCAATCGCTTGAATTCTCAACATATCTTCGTAAAGTGGCATTAATATGAATTGTGCTGCAGGTGAGAATGAACCAAATCCAAATTCATCAATTAAGTTTAGTGTACCTTGACCTGATACTGAATACGGATCAAAGAATCTATTAATTGCTGGAGTTGCTTCATAAAATACTCTAGTTACTGATATTCTTTCACCACCTTCAACTTCATCAGCAAAAGCTTGTAAATCATAATCTTGCACCCCCTCGAACATACTAATAGAACCTGATTTTATATCACTTCTACCACCAACACCTGCTTGGTTTCCATATGCTTGGGAAATTTCAATTACATTATTTAATTCTGAACCATTTACTTGTTTTCCAGTATAGTTTGTACCAGTTGGTCTACCTTGTAATGCTCCGAGATTATTTCGGATATTAAATTGATTTACTTGAGCAGAATATTCAGAAACAGCCTCTTCGAATACAGCAAAAAAGTTTTCACCCTCTAATTCAATATCAATAATAGGATAGCCTAATCTTTTAGCACACCAAGATGCAACTTTTGGTGCTTCAGTTCTAAATTCAGAATCAGAATCATAAATACCAAATGGAGTTGATGAACCAGTGATGAATGTGGCCGAGCCTGTCCAAATTCTTGCTTGAGACATATTTACTTTCCTCTTTTATACAATTATACACCTATAAATATAAACAACAAAAAAAGGGAGTGAAAATCACTCCCTTTGTAAAAGTACCAAGATAAAAAAATGGTATTAGTTTAAGTATTTTAGTTTATATAGGGTTGAATAAATTAGAGATTCAACTTCTTGAACCGTATTATCTATAAACGCATCTTTTATTGGTCTTGTTTTTTCAATTATTTTTAGGATTTTATTAAAATATTCAATTACTTGTTCTTTGGATTCGTATTGTTCAATCTTTGAGACATTTTTATATTTTAGAATACCATATTTACCTTGATATGACTCTGCAAGTCCATCGGCTATTCCACCAATTGATTCGTAATATCCACCTAATGCATTATGTTCTGCAAAAGATTTGGTTTGTAAGTGGAAAATGTGAACTTGATTAACTGAATGTAATAATACTGATATTAAATCTTCCATTTGGTATATTCCTATTAATTTACTAATAAATATATACCAAAAATGTTTTACGAATTATTCAACCCATTCCATAAACCCATAATCGATTGCATGGAGATAATCGGTGATATTTAAATTATCAAATCCACCTTTTAATTCGGAATCTACTTCCAAGTGTCTATGTGCAAACTCCATTACTTCGTATAAAACACCATTATCATCTGAATTACTTACTATATAATCAAAAGTTCTATGATACTCGGGATATTCATCTACCATCTTGTATTTAAATAACCAAAACCATTTATTGAGATTAGATTCTGCAACTTCGTTTGTCATTTTTGATTAATTAAGATAAGAATACTGATTTGCTGCCACAATTACTTGGAGATTATTCATACATTGATTATCTGCTCGTGAAATGGCACCCCACAAGTCATTATCTACTATTGATTGAACAAAACTACCACCTTGAAGACCTACTCCATCTCTAGTCATCATTACTGATGCGATGATATTAATGATATGAGGATTAGTTACCTCATATTCTAAAGCAAACTCTTTTGCTGCTGATTGATATTGATTAACGATTTCCATATTTTTATTTAGTATAAAATTTATAAGAGTATAAAGTACCACAATCATCATCGTCTAAGTCATCTTCTACGATTACTACTTGATTACCAACGATTTCTTGAAGTTTGGAATGATTAACTCGTTTCCAATAACCAAATCGTAAAAAATTAGCATTAGAACCACCCACCACTTGGTCGATGTTGAATGAACCGAATTCGGATTCGATTTTTGAGAGAGTTTCGGGAGAAAAATTCATAATGTTAAGGGTTTAAGGTTTAATATAAAGTAAATATACGAAAAAGATTTCATATATCCTACTGTTTTATCAATTATTTCGAACAATTTTTGTAATCTTCAATCAAAGAAAGTACGGTTTTAACCGAACCTTTGAAATATCCAACTTCAAAAGCAAGTTGAGAAGGAATTTCGGTAGAATAGTTCTTAGCCTCTGATTCGGCTGAGGTAATTGTTGAAGAAAGGGTAGATTCAATTCCATTTACCAATTCAATAAGTTGAGATTTGGTGAGGGTTCGGTAATTATACATAACATTTAAGGGGTTTAGGGTTGAATTCTTATTACAATACTAATTTACAAAAAAGTTTTCGTAATTCCAAATGATATGTAAAAAATATTAAAAAATTTTCTAACTGATTATCAATAAGTTAGGGACATAAAAAAACCCCTACTATTGTAGAGGTTTTTATTTTATTTATACACAAGAACCAGATGCTACAATTAATCCGTTACTACCGGATACTTGATAGTATAATCCATCATTAACATTTCCAATAAATCCATCTGTTACAGGGTAATGTAATCTACTATCGGTAAATATACGATTTCCAACTTCAACATTTGTTCCAGTATATACATATAAACCAATAGTTTGGTTATTTGTCAATGCAGTACATGCTTCACCTGATGTTCCATAAATATCTGTTGTAGTTTTTGTTTCGGAATATGACTCTGCCTGAAGAGACCATCCTTTATTATCAACCATAGTTGCCAATGCAGGAATTCCTCTTTCTAAACTTGGAAGGGCATTATTTCCTCCCCCATCTTGTGAAAAATCTATATACCCATTAGAAACCGAACTACTTGCTAATTGTTGTAGAATATTATCCAATGCAGTTTGAGTAAGTGAACATGCCGCAAAGTTTAAATTGTTTCCATCACCCAATGGTTGTGTTGATGATATAATTACTTCTGTCAATTCCCCATTGCCATATAAATCAAATCCTTTTAATGCAGGAAGGTTAGATAAATTAAGTGAACCTGATATCCCACATTGGTCAGCATCAAAATATTGTAATGATGTACAAGATGATAGGTCAGGAAATCCTGCTGAAAAATCATTATCATCAATGTAGAGTGATTCCAATGCAGTACAACCTGTTACGTTCATTGATTTTACACCAGTACTGCCCAATTCATCACAATCACTAACATCTAAATAAGTTAAGTTAGTTAATCCTGATAAATCAATTGTTTCCAATGCGTTCCAATCTGCACGAAAATCTTGTAAGTTTGTCAGGTTTTGTAAGCCTGTTATGGCTGTTATTTGTGCTCCCATATTATTTTAATTTTTAATCGTTACCTTGGAAATCAAGTTCAATAACTTTGGTTGGATCACTAAATTCAACTCTTGCCGTATATTCTATTCCTGTGCCAGATGGACTATATGTGTGATAGTATGTATCATTACCGTTAAGTTTCACTTCTTCGGTCTGCTCATCTCCCCAATTGATTGTAATAGTTATTTCTGAATTAGTAGTTATATCTATTTGAAAATTATCGTAATCAGTAGTATCCACCACAAATTCAATGTGATTTTCAACGATTTGTTCTACTAAACGTCCACCTGCACCTGCAGCACTTGGTACATTTGGATACAACAATTGTTGTTGTTGCTGAATCATCATTACCTCGTGTATCAAATTTTGATTATAAATTTCATACTCGATTAATTGTCTATTGAGAGGTAATGAAGCGATATGTGGTAAGTTGGAAAACTGATGCCACGAAAGTCCATCTATTATCATAGTTTTTAATTATTATTTATGTATAAATATCAAATAGAAATAAAAAAGGGAGAACTTTCGTTCTCCCAATTTTTACTCATACTCTTTACTCTAATTAGATTATACTAAAGCTAAATCTTTAACATAAATCTTGCCATAGAATTCAGGACGAACCATCTTCTTAGCGTAACGAGTCATCACACCTCTACGTGGAGTAAAGTTAGTTGGATCGTACACTAAAGGTGTCATAATCAATGGAACATAAGGAGCGTAAACCGCACCAGTCTCAAGGAAGTTAGAACCTTTGAAACCTAACAAGATTTCGTTAGATGTCATGTATGGGTTCTTGTAAACAGTGTATCTGTTTGCCATAGCACCTACTTGAGAAACACCAGCTGCAAATTGTAAAGCATCTTTATCAGCATTTACAACGAATCCTGGGATTGATTCCAAGATAGTAGCAACGTCTGGAGATACAACTACGAAGTTTGCACCACCTCTAAGAGTTAATTGGTGAATCTTGTTAGATACTTTGTTCAACTTAGCACCCAAAGTTTGGAACCAAGTGTTCTTAGTGTAAGCTGCAGCGTTAGTTCCAGCTACCCAAGTAGAACCATTCCACTCTTCACCCAAAGTTGCTGACCAGTATTCAGTAGTCAATGCGTTAGCCTTCAACATATCAAGGATTTCAAGGTCGATTTCCAAAGAGATGTATTCAGACAACATTGAAGTCAATTCAGCTTCAGCATCGATTGAGTGGTAAGCGTTCAAATCTTGAGCCAATTCAGGAGTCCATACTGCCTTCAACTTACGAGTCTTAGCAACGATGGCTTCAGAACGAAGTTCCAAATCAACTTCAGGAATACCTAAATCGGTAGCTGGTTCAGTTGGAGTATCTTCGAAATCACCTCTTGTGTTAGCAGTTGGCTGCTTAGCATAAGTGATAGCGATTGAAGAAGTAGCATTAGTTAAAGAAGTAACTTTTGCGTAGAATACTGCAGAAGTTCCAGAGAAATCTGAGTGAGCTGGATAGAATGTATCAGCTGCAGAGAATGCAGATGAAGAGATGTAGAATGCTTTAACACCTTCTAAATCAGCAGAAGTAAAAGAACCACCTTGAGGGATAGTAATTTTAGCCAAAGTAGAGTTAGCTACTGAAGATGACAAAGAAGCATCAAATCCAACTTCTAACCAAGATGCAGTTGCAACAGTGTAAGAACCAGAAGCGATAGTTGCAGCGGATTCGTTGATAGTATAAGCGAATCTACCATCACCATAAAGACCGTTTACAGCAGCTTTAGTTCTACCGAAATCACTATTGAATGTAGAGATACCGTTACCACCGAACAATGACTTACCATTGAATGAAGGGTTACCGTTTACGGCAGTACCATATTTAAAGTCTAGATAGAAAATTAGACCAGAAGGAAGGTTCATTGGTTGAACTGAAACGAATTCTTTCGCTGCAATTTCACCAAAGATTCTTCTTACCAATGGAAGGGCTACACCACTCCATTCTTCAGAACCTGCGGAGGTTCCGGTAGCAGTTGCTTCGTCAAGCAATTGTTTTGCTTGGTTTTCCAACAATACTGCGATTTGAGATTGCTCTCTGCTTTTTAAACCTTCAAGAAGACCAGTTTTAGCCCATTTGTTTTGTAATTGACGTGTTTCAGCCAACATTACCTGCTGTGGGTTTTTGCCTTCCATTAGTTTAGATAAATCAAAATTTGCCATTTTATTTTTTCTCCTAATGTTTTGTTATTTAATATTTGCTAATTGTTTGAATCTTTCAGCTAATCCATTACTTTCTGCAATAATTTGTTTTTTAGGTGCAGTAGAAGCAGTTGGTTTAGATGCAAATGATTCGGTTAATTTGGTTTGTTTTACTTTTTTAGATGTACCACTCATTTTAAGTGATTCAGCTAAAGTAGAGAATACTAATTTTACTTCTCTAACATTACCAGTTCTGTCTAATGTTTCAACAACTTTGTGTTTTTGTTCGTTTGTTAAATCATAAGCACGGAATAATTTGTTAGTGAAAAGTAATTTTGCATTCAACAAGTTTACTTCGTTAATAGTCTTCTTCAATGATTTGATTACGCTATAAGCTTCTTCTAATTCAGCTTCTTTTTCTTCCTTGTAGGCTTCGAATTTTTCTTCTTCTTCACCTTCTTCTTCAGAAACTTCTTCATCATCTCCGTATCCCATTTCTCTGAGGATTTCATCAAGATCTAATTCTTCTGAATTCATTTCGTCTTCAGACCCAATTTCTTCCTCTTCTTCTTCATACACGTCTTCCTCTTCTTCAGCTACTGGAGCTTCTTCTTCAGAATCTTCTTCGTGCATTTCGTCTTCACCATCTTCTTCTTCAAGTTCACCTTCAAGTTCTCTGATGATTGCTTCTAAATCCATCTCATCTTCGAGTTCTTCCTCTTCTTCGAGTTCTTCCTCTTCTTCGATGTAAGATGGTTCTTCACCTGGTACTTCTTCGTCTTCACCTTCTGAAACGACATCGACATTCTCGTCTTCTTCGCCTACACTTGAGGTTTCAACATCAGTATCAGGGTTTGTTTTTGCTAAACCTGATGAGCTATTAGCTGAATCTGCTGGTTTTTTGTTTTCACCACCACCGATATTAGATGCATCTGCAGTTGGAGCTTCACTTCCATCTGAATACTCTTCGTTTACATCTGCTTCTTCCTCGTCTTCCATTTCTTGTTGGAGTCTCTTGGATAATACAGCTTGTAATTTTGGAGCAAATGCTTCTTCTAAGGCGATTTTGGCGTTTGCAATAGCAGTTTCTCTAACGGCTTTAGCATCAGCAATAGCTTCTTTCAATAATTTTGAATTTGCCATTTTTGACCTTCCTTTTGTTTTTTAATCCGTGAAATTATTAGGAGAATTCCAATGTGGGTTGTTAGTAGGTCGGTTGTTCGGTCACCACTTAATAAAGGGTATTCATTAACCAACTTTTTAATAAAAATTCACATTATAGGTGAATTAATT